CTCGACTACACCCCTGCACTCAACGCTAACCTGAACGTTGATGACACTGGTAACACCTTCGCTGGTGTTCTGCAAGGTAAGTATCGTGTATATATCGATCCTTATGCTGCTAACCTGACTTCCGCTAACGGAACTCCTGGCAACCAGTACTACGTTGTTGGTTATAAGGGTTCTTCACCTTATGATGCAGGTCTATTCTACTGCCCATACGTTCCTCTTCAGATGGTTCGTGCAGTTGGAGAGAACTCCTTCCAGCCCAAGATTGGCTTTAAGACCCGCTACGGCATGGTCGCTAACCCATTCGCAGCAGGAACCACCCAAGGTCTGGGTAACCTGGTTGTTAACGCTAACCGCTACTATCGTCGCGTTGCTGTTAAGAACTTGATGTGATTTTGGCCTTAGGGCATTCACATTTCAAGGGGGGTCTTCTGACCCCTCTTTTTTTATCTAAATACTTAGAAAACCGATGTCTGATTTTAACCCAATTGAAAATAGGAACTTTTTAGCTCCTACTGGTTTTAAATTTAAGTTGGATAAAGCACCTGCTGTTGCATTCTTTTGCAACCAAGCAAACATCCCATCATTAGATCTTGGTATTGCTATTCAACCATCATATCTTAAGGATATTGAACGCCCAGGAGATAAGTTAACTTTTGGAGATTTGACTGTTAACTTCTTGGTTGATGAAGATTTGAAAAATTATATGGAAATTCAGAACTGGTTGAGAGGTCTTGGATATCCAGAAAATCTTGAGCAGATCTATGATCTTCAGAAGACTGGTAATAGAGGAATGGACTTGAGGTCCAGAAAAATTGAGAACATTTTTTCTGATGGAACAATGTCAATATTGAACAGTAGTTTAGTTTCAAACTTCTTAATCAAATTCCAAGGTCTTTTTCCATATTCCTTGACAACTCTAAGTTTTGATGCTACAGAGACGGATATTCAGTACTTTACAGCACAGGCTTCTTTCAAGTATACTTACTATGAGATAACTGATTTGACTGGCAAACTTTTATGATCGATCTTGACAAACTTCAAGAGATGTGGGAAAAAGATTCAAAGATTGATATGGACAATCTTCATACTGAATCTACAAACATTCCTTCACTCCATGCGAAGTATTTTGGAATGTATAATACCATCTTTCTAATGAGGAAGAAAGCAGAACAGCAAAGAAAAAATGTTAGACACGAAAGATACGAATACTTTAGTGGGAAATCAGATCCCGATGTTTATATCGAAAATCCGTTTCCCAAAAAAATCAGAGATAAAGATACTATGCAAAAATATCTTGACGCAGATCAGAAACTCTCAGGAGTTTCGCTAAAGATTGATTACTATGATACTATGCTTGTTTATATTGAAAGTATCTTAAAGCAAATTAGTAATCGCACATATCAAATAAAAAACGCAATAGAATTTATGAGATTTAATTCTGGGTTAGGATAGTGGAAGAAGATTATCCACAGTTTGATTATCAAGTAAATCTTACAATCGAAGATATAAGATTGTTATACCATTGTGTTCAAGAAGCAATTAGATTATGGCCTGGGGGCTCCAGCAAGACCAGTAGAAGAACAAGAACATTTGTGGTATCTGAGAGATTCTTTGTATAGGATGATATTAGATTATACCTTTAACGAACGGTGAATAAATATTAGTAGATGAATGGATCTACGTGATTGACACGACAGCAAATCTTGTTATTTCTAAATCCAACGAAGTATTTTTAAAGATTAATACAGAACCTCATATTGAATATGAGTTAAGAGATCACTTTAAGTTTGAGGTTCCAAACGCTAAGTTCATGCCACAGTATCGTGGAAGGAATTGGAATGGAGAGATTCACCTTTACGATATGCGGTCTAAGCAGATCTATGTTGGTCTGTTAGATAAGATTGTATCCTTCTGTAAGAACTATGGATACACTTATAAGTTTGAAGACAATAAATTTTTTGGTCAACCTTTTGAAGTCAATGAGATGATTTCAAAGGAAGGAGTTAAGGATTATATTCGTTCAATATCGGTCCATGAACCAAGGGAATACCAAATTGAGGGAGTATTCGATGCTCTAAAGCATAATAGAAGGCTGCTGATATCACCCACTGGGTCAGGAAAAAGTCTGATGATTTACGCCCTCTCGCGCTATCATGTGGATACAGGAAAAAATATTCTTTTAGTTGTTCCCACGACATCTCTTGTAGAGCAGATGTATAAGGACTTCCAGGATTATGGTTGGGATACAGATTCATATTGTCACAAGATTTATTCTGGTAGAGAGAAAGAAACCAATAAAAATGTAGTCATTACAACATGGCAATCTATTTATAAGTTGGAACGAAGTTGGTTTGAAAGATTTGATGTTGTAATTGGTGATGAGGCTCATTTATTTAAGTCTAAGTCTCTAATTCAGATTATGACTAAGTTGCATACTGCAAAACACCGCATTGGTTTTACTGGCACACTTGATGGAACACAAACTCATAAGTGGGTATTAGAAGGATTGTTTGGGCCTTCATATAAAATTATTCGCACTAAAGAACTACAAGAAGCAGGGTTTCTTTCTAAACTTGATATTACTTGTTTACTTCTCAAACATCCACCACAAAAGTTTGAAGTATTTGAGGATGAAGTTCAGTATCTAATTGGTCATGACCAAAGAAATAATTTTATATCTAAACTTGCATTAGATTTAAAAGGCAACACTCTTGTTCTATTCAGTAGAGTAGAAGCTCATGGTGCTGTATTATTTGAGAAGATAAATACTAGCAAAGAAGATAACCGAAAAGTATTTTTTGTCCACGGTGGAGTTGATACTGAAGAAAGAGAAAAAGTCAGAGAAATAACTGAAAGAGAAAATGACGCAATTATTGTTGCCTCTTATGGAACTTTTTCTACAGGTATTAATATTAAGAACCTCCATAACGTTATCTTTGCCTCACCCAGTAAGTCGAGAGTTAGAAATCTTCAATCAATTGGAAGAGTTCTTAGAAAAGGAAAGAATAAAAATAAAGCAATGCTCTATGACATCTCTGATGATTGTTCAACTAAATCAAGACGAAACTATACTCTAAACCATTTCATAGAAAGAATTAAAATTTATAATGAAGAGAATTTTAATTATGACATAATCACCATTCAACTTAAAGGTAAGTAAATATGGGAATAGAAGATGATTTTTACGCAACAATTAAATTTAAGTCTGGAGAAGAAATATTCTCTAAAGTAGCTGCATCTGAAGAAGATGATAGGACAATGTTAATCCTGTCCAACCCTATTAATATTATTACAGTAAAGGGAAGAAAAGGTGATCCATTAGGATATAAGATTGAGCCTTGGTTAAAGACTACAACTGATGATATGTTCATTATTAATATGGAAGACGTATTAACTCTCTCTGAGTCTTCCGATATTGAAATGATTATGATGTATCAAAATTATATTAGACAAACAGAAGAGTTTGATGATGAAGGTAATAGATACAAACTAAGTCAAAGAGAAATGGGCTATATCTCATCTGTTGCAGATGCTAAAGAGATCTTAGAAAAGATTTATAATAAAGAAGTAAAAGATACTCAATAGTAGCTAAGCTTACCTTCTAACCGGGACAAGCCCAGTCTACAGTGATATTGAGAACTTGTCAACTATATTAAAAAGTGATATACTGTCTACATAGTAGGACATATAAACTTATGATTAGAGCACCTATGGCCAAAAGAAAAAGGTCAGAACATTATGTGAACAACAAAGAACTTTTAGAAGCACTAATTAATTATAGATCAAGAATTGAAAGATCTTATCTAGAGACGTTTGGAAAAGATTTAACTGTACAAGATAAATCAGAAAGAGCAAAGCGTTGGCCAGGCAAACCACAGATTACTAATTACCTTGGCGAATGCTTCTTGAAGATTGCCACTCACCTATCATTCAAACCTAACTTTGTGAACTATATGTTCAAGGATGATATGATCTGTGATGGTATTGAAAACTGTGTTCAGTATATCCACAACTTCGATCCTGCAAAGTCTCAAAACCCTTTCGCTTACTTCACGCAAATTATTCACTACGCCTTTCTACGTCGAATTCAGAAAGAGAAGAAGCAACTAGAAATTAAAAATAAAATTCTTGAGAGAACTGGTTTCGAGCAAGTGTTTGTCGATAACAATACCATTGACGGCAACAACTATTCAGACTATAATAGTATTAAAGATGCTGTTCATAGTAAACTACGGTACGGATGAAAGTAGCCATTATAAGCGATCAGCACTTTGGTGCCCGTAAAAACTCTAAATTATTTCACGATTACTTCTTAAAATTTTACGAAGAAGTATTCTTTCCTTCCCTAGAAGCAGAAGGTATCACCACAGTCATTGATATGGGCGATACTTTTGATAGTAGAAAGGGAATTGATTTTGCTGCATTGGCATGGGCAAAAGATAATTACTATGATCGTCTAAAAAAAATGGGCATTCGTGTTCATACAATCATTGGTAATCATACTGCATACTATAAAAATACTAATAATGTTAATGCTGCGGATCTCTTGCTTCGTGAGTATGATAATGTTACAGTGTATGCAAAACCAACAGAAGTGAGTATCGATGGTCTTGGTGTACTTTTTATTCCCTGGATTAACCAAGAAAATGAAAAAGAAACTTATCAATTTATTAAAAAGACAACTTGCCCAGTCGCGATGGGGCACCTTGAGCTCACAGGATTTAGAGTTAATAAGCAAATCGTCATGGAGAATGGTCATGATGGCGAGTTATATTCAAAGTTCAAAAAGGTCTTCTCTGGTCACTACCACACTAGATCGGATAATGGACGGATCTATTACCTTGGAAATCCATACGAACTCTACTGGACAGATGTCGGTGATCGGAGAGGATTCACCTACTTTGATACAGAAACTCTTGAACACGTTTATGTAAATAATCCATTTTCAATATTTTATAATATCTATTACGAAGATACTAATCATCAAACTTTTGATGCACGTCCTTATGAAAATAAGATTGTAAAACTTATTGTTCGTAAAAAGACTGACACTAAGAAGTTTGAAAAATTTATTGACAAACTTTACAATATTGGAGTATCTGATTTAAAGGTCATTGAAAATTACGATTTTGGTGGATGGTTTCAGGAATCAGATTGTGAAGAACTTGAAGGTGAAGATACTATGTCAATCTTGAATAGATACATTCAAGAGTCAGAAATTGATCTAGATAAATCGGAAATCACTAAGATGATGAATGAGATCTATAGAGAGGCGTGTGAGATGGTGTGATGTATATACTTACGATCTATGGCAAAGAGACTAGTGGTGCCTACTCTGTAAAAAATGAACTTCAAGAAGATATACTTTATATCTTCCAAGAAGAGGATGATGCATCAAGATATGCTATGATGCTAGAGGAAGAAGGCTCTCCCGAAATGCACGTTATTGAAATTGATGATGAATTAATGATTAAGACGTGTGAGATGCACTCATACAAATATACAATCATTACCCCTAACGACATTGTAATTCCCCCTACTGAGAATGATTACGTTTCATAAAATTAAATGGAAAAATTTTCTATCTACAGGAAACCAATTTACTGAAATTAATTTTGAGAACTCTTCAACAACATTAATCATTGGATCTAATGGAGCAGGTAAGAGCACGGTATTGGATGCACTTACGTTCTCCTTATATGGCAAACCATTCCGTAAGATTAATAAACCACAGTTACCCAACTCTGTGAATGAGAAAGACTGTCGTGTTGAGGTTGAGTTCTCCGTCAATGGAGTAGAATGGAAAGTTGTTCGTGGCATTAAACCAAATTTATTTGAGATTTATCGTAATGATAAACCACTAGATCAGGATGCTGCTGCACTTGATCAGCAGAAGTGGCTTGAGAAAAATGTTCTCAAGATGAACTATAAATCTTTCACTCAGATTGTAATTTTAGGTAGCAGTACTTTTGTGCCTTTTATGCAACTCTCTGCTATAAATCGTAGAGATGTGATTGAAGATCTTCTAGATATTAAAATTTTCTCTTCCATGGGAATTGTAATCAAGGAAAAGATCCGTAATCTGAAAGATGAACTCAAGGTTTTAGAACTCAAAAAAGAAACCTTGAACGATAAAGTTGCCATGCAAGAAAACTTTATCGATGAACTTGAGAGTCGTGGAAAAGAAAATATTGAAGACAAGGAAAATCGTATAGGTAATCTTCTTAATGAAGAGAATGTGTATATGGGATCTAATGAAGAGTTGGAAAGATCTCTTATAGATTTCAATAGTAAACTTGAAAAATTTTCTGGTGCAACCAGCAAACTTCGTACACTTGGTAATTTAAAAGGTAAAATTTCTAATAAGGTATCAACAATTACAAAGGAGCATAAGTTCTTCACAGAGAATACGGTTTGTCCTACCTGTACACAATCTATCGAAGAGGACTTTAGAATAAATAAAATTAATGACGCTCAAACTAAAGCTAAAGAGTTGCAATCTGGTTATAAAGAACTAGAGCAGGCAATTAAAGGAGAGGAGAATAGAGAGCGTCAATTCACTACACTATCTAAGGAGATTACTTCACTCACGCATGGCATTTCTCAAAACAATACTAAGATCGCTGGATGTCAGAGACAAATCAGAGATCTGGAATCAGAAATTCAAAGAATTACCAACCAACTTGCAAATAGAAATGTTGAAGATGACAAGTTAACTTCTTTCAAGGAGAACCTAAAAACTACATACGACGAACTCGCAACAAAAAAGGATACAATTAGTTACTACGATTTTTCGTATAGTCTACTAAAAGACGGTGGCGTTAAATCCAAAATCATTAAGAAGTATCTACCGCTGATAAATCAGCAAGTAAATCGTTATCTTCAGATGATGGACTTCTACATTAACTTCACACTTGATGAGGAATTCAACGAAACCGTCCAGTCTCCAATACACGATAACTTTTCATATAGTTCATTCAGCGAGGGAGAAAAAATGAGAATTGACTTAGCACTTCTCTTTACTTGGAGAGAAGTAGCTAGGATGAAAAACTCAGTCAATACAAATTTACTTATTATGGATGAGGTATTTGACTCTTCACTTGACGGATTTGGAACTCAAGAATTTATTAAAATTATTAGATATGTAATTCAAGATGCAAACGTCTTTGTCATATCTCATAAAACAGGACTTGAAGATCGCTTTGAGACTGTGCTAAAATTCGAGAAAGTAAAAGGTTTTTCCCGTATGGTGGTCTGATAATAATATTTTTAGTAGAAGTGTTACTATTATAAATAAGTATAACTGCTGCTAAAAGATGCCAAAAGGAGTTCATAATAACCACGTTGGTGGAAACTATCAAGGAACTTTGGAGGAAAGGTTCTGGAAAAACGTAAAAAAAGGTGATGATTGTTGGTTATGGACTGGAACTCAGTGTGGAACATCCAAAAAACGATATGGTGTTATACGGGATAATTATAAACAAAAAAAAGTTCATAGAGTTTCATATGAACTCCATAAGGGAGAAATACCTGAGGGATTAGTTGTGAGACATATGTGTGACAATAAACTTTGTGTCAACCCGAACCATCTTGAAGTAGGGAGTGTGTGCGATAATAATAGAGATAAGGTTGGAAAACACCTTTACATTCCAGTTCTTCCTGAAAAATACGAGGAAGCATTATTACTTCTAAAGGAAAAAGGTTATGTTAGTACCAAATAGATACCATCACAGCAAGAAACAACAGAAGAGAAAACTTAAACCACAAGCAATGAGGGCCAGGCGAGAAGCACTGCGCCAGTTTAAAAAGCGTCATATGGGTCGTCCAAAGGGCGACCTTTCGTTGTATTGTGGCTTCATAAGAAAGGAACTCGATGGGAATCAATTTAGAGATCAAGGGTCAACTTGCAAAACTTCTTGCCACCGAAGACCTTATCATTGAAAACAAAGAAGTTCGTACTGCTTCCTTCAATGTAGATTCTCGTGTGCTGACCCTTCCTATCTGGGACAAAGCAGATAATAATGTTTATGATCTTCTGGTTGCTCATGAAGTTGGACATGCACTCTTTACTCCCAACGAAGATCCCGCTGATGATATTCCCCATCAATATGTGAACGTCACTGAGGATGCACGTATTGAGAAACTGATGAAGAGAAAGTTCATGGGACTTGCTAAAACTTTCTATCGCGGTTATGTGCAGTTTCATAAGGAAGACTTCTTTGAAATAAAAGATGAAGATATTAATAGTATGGCTTTCGCTGACCGCGTAAATCTTTACTTCAAACTTGGTTCTTTTGTTTCAATCTTTTTTACTGAAGAGGAGCAAACGATTGTTGATATGGTTGCCAATGCAGAGACCTTCCTGGATGCACAGGAAGCAGCACGAGCCATGCATCAACTACACAAGCAACAGAATGAGCAGGAGAAGGTTGCTTCTGTTCAGACGCCAAAGGAGGGCCAGGGTGGTGGAAATGAACCTTCCAGTATGGATATGCAAGATCAATCACATCAGTCCGAAAATATGGATGAAGGTGGTTCTGCGGGTGGAAGCGAAATTGAAACTATTCAGGAGTTTCCTAATGATGGTGATGTTCAACAGGATGATGAAGTAAAAACAGATTCCAATCTTTCTAGTAATCTAGAGAACTTGATCTCAAATAATTCCAGATCTAATGAGTATGTTGAGATTCCAAATGTAAATTTGAAAACTATCGTTAATTCCAATAAAGAAATTTCTGAATATATTGACAGTTTTTTCAAACAGTATCAAAGAGATCGTATTGGGTTGGACGGTGACACAGAATGTTGTTATAAAGTTCCTGATAACTCCTACATCAAATTCAAAAAGTCTGCACAAAAAGAAGTCAACTATCTCGTCAAGGAGTTTGAGTGTAGAAAGTCTGCTAGTGCTTATCATCGTTCTACTGTATCTAGGACTGGAGTCCTTGATTGTGCTAAACTCCACACTTACAAATACAATGAAGACTTGTTTAAAAAAATCAGTGTGATTCCTGATGGTAAGAACCACGGTCTATTGTTTGTTCTGGACTGGTCTGGTTCGATGACTGATGTGATTGAAGATACACTCAAACAACTTTATAATCTTGTTTGGTTCTGTAAGAAGGTTGCCATTCCTTTCAGTGTGTTTGCTTTCACTCATGAATATAATCATGCATATGATGATGACGGATATATCACTGAGGCTCCCGAACACTATACGGTCAAAGAAGGTCAACTTTTTGTTGATCGTCGGTTCTCTATGATGGAGTTTTTCAATGATAAGACTTCTTCTAAAGAACTTGATAATCAGATGAAGAACATCTGGAGAATTTCCTATGCTGCTAGTCACTATTGTTGGTCTGGCAGTTACATGACCCCTCCTAGGATTGGTTTCTCTGGTACTCCTTTGAATGAATCTATTGTTGCACTACATAACATTATCCCCGACTTCAAGAAGCAAAACAATCTGGAGAAAATAAATTGTGTAATCTTGACTGATGGCGAAGCAAACCACCTTGCTCGCCATAAGTTAGTTGAGCGTA